AGATGCTGAAGTTGTTCATAAGGGCATTGCAGGTCGTAAGTTTACACGATCATTTGCTCTTGGTGAATACATGGAAGTAACTGGGGCTGATCTAAAGGATGGAATGTTGCACATCAACATTGATCGCATTGTTCCAGAAGAAAAGAAACCAAAAACAATTAAAATCAAGTAGTACAATATGAATGTCCCTACACAGGACCTTAGAGATGGATTAGTTACCCATTCGTTTGACCGTGGCTATTGTGCCTGGAATACCTGTGTAGGGCATTTGTTTTTAGGTGTATAATTAAGTTCTATGTCAGAGAAAGAATTAGCAGTTTTTAATAAACAGCAATTCAAAAACCGTCTGCGAGAAATAAAAGAGGCTAGTGGTTGTGCTGACTGTGGAGAATCAAACCACATTGTTTTAGACTTTGATCATCTTAAAGACAAAAAATACAATATATCAAGAATGATTCACGATGGATTTTCTTGGGCAGCAATTAAAAAAGAAATTGCAAAGTGTGAAGTAGTTTGTGCAAACTGCCACAGGATTAGAACACACAATAGATTAACTCAAAAAACTGCTTAACTTACTTTTCAAGATTGCTAGGATGTAAAAACATGTCTCTGAGAAAAGACTCATAAATAATTTTAAAAGATTCATCTTGTGTTGATACAAAAATAGAGTCTTTATCCACTATCATAGATTTATCAGAGAGCTTTGGATCATTATAAACCTTAACATCTTTTATCTCTTTACCGCCCAAATTATATAAATTGCCATACATAGAACGCCATAGAAGTTCTGGATATGTTTTTACAATAGTATCAAGTTTATCTTTTTCAAATACCATAGGTACATGAAGCTCATAGTCTAACGTGTCATGTAAATTATTTGATTTAAGCATATCTCTTGTCTCAGTAAGTTTTCTTAAATATCTTGAGTTGTTAGTACCTTCTCTATATCTTTTTATCTTATTAGACAGAAGTCCTCCATTAAAAATATCATTTAGATCAAACTTATTTAGTATAAAAAAATCATCATTCATCAAAACAAAAGACTTTGATATTTCTTTTGACTCACATATAGCAACAAGATTATTAAAGGCATTGGCGTACTTATGCCTATCTTGAGGCACCCCTATATAATTACCCAAGTACCAGTCTGGCTTTCCACCTACAACCCATATACGGGCTTCAGGAAAAGAACTAAGAACAGACCTAATAGAGTATCTAAGCTCTTCGTTCTCGCCTGATCTACATATGTAAACAAAATCCATAATTCCTACCTTTATAATAAGTATATCAGAGTCTGCTATAATTATATGAATACATGATAGGTGGGATAAAATTGGCTCAAATAGTTTTTCTTGGCAACTTTGAAGTGCCTTATAGTAGTGAGAATCATCATGCTAAGTCTTTGGAATCTCTTGGACATACCGTTGAAAAATTGCAAGAGAAAAAAGCAGGTAGTTCAGAAATATTAATGAAGGCATTGAAATCTGATTTATTTATCTGGGTTCATACACATAGATGGCAAACCCCAGGATCTAGAAGCATGACTGGTGTTTTAAATGATTTAAAAGGTGCTGGTATACCAACTATGACTTATCACCTAGACTTATGGTTTGGAATTGAGCGTGAAAAAGATTTAAAGAATGATGACTTCTACACAAGTATTGGTCACTTTTTTGCTACAGATAAGTTAATGTGTGATTGGTTTAATGAAAATACACAGGTAAAGGGGCACTTCCTGCCTGCTGGTGTCTATGATAAAGAGTGTTATCTGCATCAAGATTACGATCCACATAATTTTGAGAATGATATTATCTTTGTTGGTAGTAAAGGTTATCATCGTGAACATAGATACCGTCCAGAATTAATAGACTTTTTGAGAAACACATACGGCAAAAGATTTTTACATGTTGGTGGAGACGGTGACACTGGAACTGTACGTGGAGATGCTTTAAACCGTATCTATGCAAGAAGCAAGATAGCAATAGGTGATAGTTTAAACATTAATTTTAACTACCCTTACTACACTAGTGATAGGTTGTTTGAGAGTACTGGTCGTGGTGGTTTTACTATCTACCCTCGCATTAAAGGGCTTGAAGAATACTTTAAAGATGAAAATGAAATTATATTTTATGAACACGGCAACCTTGAAGATCTAAAAAATAAAATAGATAAGTACTTGTTAGACGGTGTATCAAGAGAAGCAATCAGACTTAACGGACATGAGAGAACAAAGAAAGAGCACACATATGTTCATAGATGGGCTAGCATTTTAGAAACTTTAAATATAAAATGAAATATTTAGTTACAGGTGGTGCTGGTTTTATTGGATCAAACATTGTTGATAGGTTAATTAGCCTTGGTCACAATGTTATTTGTATTGATGATGAGTCTGCAGAATGTCATGAGCAGTTCTATTGGAATGATAAAGCACAAAATTATAAGCATGACATTTGTGATTATGACCTAATTGCACCACTATTTAAAGATGTTGACTGCGTATTTCACGTAGCATCTGATGCAAGAATACAGCCAGCAATATTAAATCCAAAAAAATCTATTGAATCAAACGCAGTAGGTACTGCAAACGTTATTGAGTTATCTAGAATTAATAAAGTAAAAAGATTTATCTATTCTAGTACATCTTCTGCTTATGGTAAAAAAGCAATACTTCCAAACATAGAAACACAAGCATCTGATCCACTAACTCCATACTCTACTGCAAAGGTGTTTGGTGAAAACCTTGCAAGAGTTTATTACAATCTTTATGGACTTCAGACTATATCTCTTAGATATTTTAATGTTTATGGAGATAGACAGCCACTTAAGGGTCAGTATGCACCAGTTATAGGTTTATTTTTAAAACAATATCATGAAGGAAAACCTTTAACGGTTGTTGGAGATGGATCTCAACGAAGAGACTTTACACATATATCTGATGTAGTAGAAGCAAATATCCTTGCATCTGAAGTTAAAGATGGCTTTGGTGAAGTATATAACATTGGGTATGGAAGTAACTATTCTATACTTGATATTGCTAATATGATTTCAAATGATGTTAAGTTTATCCCGTCAAGAGTTGGAGAGGTTCAAGAAACTCTTGCATCTAATTCAAAATTTAAAAGTTTAACTGGATGGACACCAAAAGTATCTTTAATGTATTGGTTGCAAAATGACTGAAATGGTTAAGGCTATCCTTAATAAAGAATTTGAAATGATACTTCCAAAGCATCGTGCTGATAGGCCAGAATGGTACACAGAGATTGGTTGGGAAACAAAAAGATTAAAATCTATGCATGACAATCTTAGCATTAATGATGTTATTTATTATGTTGGTGGAGAAGAAGGAGAAATGGTTGCTTTATGTCAAATTTGGGGAGCAGAAACTGTAATATTTGAACCAAATCCAAAGGTTTGGTCTCATTATCCATTAATTTGGAAAGCAAATAATTTAAAAAATCCTACAGTTTGTATTCCTGGATTTGCTTCAGACAAGAACAATAGCCTTACACGTATTTATTATAACGAGTTTCCACCAGAATCAAATTTAGAAATTGAAGCAGCACATGGATTTAAAGAACTATACCTTGAAGGAGATACCTATGGTCAAATTACCATAGATTCCTGTGTATATGATCATGGTATTAAGCCACCTACCGCCATTTCATTGGACGTAGAAGGTAGTGAATGGAGGGTCCTGGGAGGGGCTGAGCGGGTGCTTAAAGAGCATAAACCTAAGATTTGGCTATCTGGACACCCTGAATTTATGCTACAGCAATGGGATGAATCTTTATATAATCTTAGACAATGGATCAAGGGATTAGGATATACTGAAATAATTTTAGACTATCAGCATGAGGTGCATCTTTATTATGAATCATGCTAAAACTTTTTGGGATAACGCTGCTAAAGATCCAGATGTAAGGTATAAGTATATTGCAGATGAGTGGGCAACTACGGAAACATTTTTGGATCTTATAGAAAAAAATAATAACAACTGGAATAATGTTTTAGAGATTGGGTGCGGAATAGGAAGACTGTTAGTCCCACTGGCAGATAAGTATCGTGAATGTAATTTTTACGGAATAGATATTTCAGATAAAATGATAAACCTTGCACCTAAAAGAAATAATATAAAGTATCAAGAACTTGCAGACAATCTTGACCTTGTATACTCAATGCTAGTGTTTCAACATATTGAGCATCAAGAAAAAATTAATTATATAAAACTTGCTTATGAAAAATTAAAAGTTGGTGGCAATCTATTCTTTCAGTTTGTTGTTGGAGAAGAAAACTCTCCATACTCTTATCAAACATCAAGGTTTGAAATTGAAAACATACTTAATAGCGTAGGTTTTAAAGACTTAATCTTTACAGATCATATGCATCCTGAGTGGATGTTTGTTAGGGCTATAAAATGATAAAAACATACTTATATTCTTTTAACGAACAAGACTGTGCTGCTGATAAGTGGGATTATGGACTTTTAAAAGAAGTATTTGATAAGTATGAGATTGATCAGATAAAGGTCAACTCTATACCAAAAGTTGATAGAGGATTTGTAGTAGTTCCTGGACCTCAAAATATTGGTCATGAGGAAGACGTTAATATACAAATACAAAATATCTCTAGACTTGTTTTATTTATTACGGGGGATGAAGAAGGTAAGTTTGATATAGCTAAGATTAATCATCCTAACGCTGAAATATGGATTCAATACCCTCATGAAAAGCACGAGAAATATAATAAACTTCCTGTAGGTGTGCCCCAACATTTAAAGAAGCTAACCCCAGAATATCCTTCTAAGGATAATGACTTATATTTTGGTGGTCAGATCACTCATTCAAGAAGAAAGCAGCTAGCAAAGGCCATGCAAACCATGCCGAATGCCCTTTTTAAGCCCACAGCAGGCTTTTCACAGGGAGATAGTCCTGTAGAGTACTACAGAACATTAGCTAGTGCCAAGATCGCTCCAGCGCCTTCTGGGGCTGTAGTGATAGACTCCTTTAGATTTTTTGAAGCTATAGAAATGTTATGCCTACCTATTGCCGATAGGATAGATCCAATGGGTAATAGTTTAGATTTTTATAATTATCTTTTTGGATATGACATTCCTGTTGAGCATGTTTCTAATTGGTCTGAGCTAAATAAATTAGTTCCTGAACTATTGAATCAATACCCTAAGAATATGCATAAGGTGGTTGCTTGGTGGATTAAGTATAAGAGAGATTTAGGAATAAAGATTATGAGGCAAGTAAATGAATAAAAATGATGTAACAATTATCTTAGCTACTTCAGTTTTACCAAGCCATCCTAGTACAGATATTGTTGATGAAACCATTAAATCTATTAGAGTTCATTTCCCAACCAATGAAATTATTATGCAGATAGATGGATTACGACATGAACAGTCTGAGCGCAGAGATGACTATAACGAATATAAAAGCAGAATTCTTTGGAAATGTTTGCACGAATATAAAAATGTGTTGCCAATTATATTTGATGAACATTCTCACCAAAGTACAATGATGCGTAAGACTATTAATGAAATTCAAACATCATTATTGCTATATGTTGAGGGTGATACACCTCTTACACCAGATGAACCTATTGATTGGCAGAAGTGCCTTGATCTTATTGAATATGAAAAAGCAAACACAATACGTTTTCATTTTGAAGCATCTATTCCTGAACCTCACAACCACTTAATGTTTGGTCTTGAAGATGGCTTTATGAAAACATCTCAATGGAGTCAAAGGCCACATCTTAGCAGGGTGTCATACTATAGAAATGTAATTCTTCCACCGCTTGAAGATAAAGTTTTTATTGAGGACACAACTCACGGTCTCATTCAAGAAGATTGCAAACACTATGGGTGGGATTTACACAAGTTGTGGATCTACCATCCTGAAGGAAACATAAAGCGTTCTTACCATCTTGATGGTCGTGAGGGTGGTAGAAAGTTTACATCGGATGATGATATTTGGGGATATAAGATATGAGACTAGGTATTATTGCAAGATCAGACAATACTGGTTTGGGTAATCAAACAATGGAACTGGTTAAGATGCTTAATCCTGACAAGATACTTTTAATAAATTCTAGTTTTTTTAATGAGAACCAGCAACATCCAGAGTGGTACAAGGATTATAATGCAACTCAAACAACACATGGTATGCCAACAATAAGAGAGATTAGAACATTTTTAGAAAATCTTGATGTTGTAATTAGTTGTGAAACATTTTATCACTTAGAGTTTGTAAGTATTGCTAAAGAACGTGGAGTTAAAACAATCCTTCAGTATAATTATGAGCTTTTTGGAAACTTGTCACATCCAGAATGGCCACTTCCAGATGTTCTTCTTGCACCAAGTATATGGAACTTAGATGTAGTCATAGAAAAGTTTGGTAAGAAGTCAAAGGTTGTGCATCTACCGCCACCGACAGATTATTCTTTGTTTAGTGAAGCAAAAGAAATAAACCTTTCAAAAGATCATAAAAGAATACTTCATATTGGTGGCAAAAAAGCAGCAAAAGATAGAAACGGCACTGACAGTATTTTTGAAATGGTTAAGTATTCTAAAGAAGATTATGAGATAGTTATTAAATCTCAAACCAAGTTTGACTCTCTTTGTAAAGATCCAAGGGTAAAGATTGAGATAGGAAACCCAGATAACAGACAGGATATGTATAAAGGCTTTGATGCTATGGTACTTCCTAGAAGATATGCTGGACTTTGCTTACCTATGAATGAGGCTTTGATGAGTGGTATTCCAGTATTCATGACAGATATATCCCCAAACAATGCAATATTGCCACCCGAATGGTTGGCAGAGTCAAACAAAATAGATAAGTTTAAAGCTAAATCTTTTGTTGATGTATATGAGGCAAACCCCAAAAAAATTGCTGAGATAATTGATAACTATATTATTAATAATGAAAAGTATAAAGCAAAGAATAATGCTTATCAAATAGGTTTAGAAAACTTTTCTATTGAAAGTCTAAAGCAAAAATATTTAAATATTATTAATGAGTAAAAAGAAAAGCCAGCCTATTTCTAGACTGGCCTTCTTATGATTATTTGTATTACTTCTTCTTAGCTACTGCCTTCTTAGCTACTGCCTTCTTCTTAACTGGAGCCTTAGCAGACTTTAAAGCCTTCTCTACTTCCTTAGCATCTGGCAATACGCCAAAAGCCTTATCGTTAGGGTTAATCGCTCTGATTGCTACTGGTGCGATTGCAGCAACAAGTGCTGTCCATAGATCTTTTGGATCTGTTACGCCAGCCATGTATAGTGCTAGTCCTGATGCAAGTACTGAGCGACCATATGATGCTAGTATTGCCTTTAGTTGTTCTGTATTCATATTATTCCTCCTAGGATATATTTATTTCTGTTCTTCCTTTTCAGGAAGCAACTTTTTTAGTTTATCATACTCTTCAACTATTTTTTTTAGTGAGTAGTAGTTGGGAGACATTGATATTAAATCTCCATGTTCTTTAAAGTAATTAATCTCTGGCTCAACCGATGATACAAAGCTATCCAGCCCAGCTTGAAATTCTTCAATATAGTTATACGCAACTTCTCTTGAGTCAGACAAAAACTTTACAAAGTTTTCATTATGAATATCTTGGTTAGTTAGTTTACTGTCAGCCTGTGTGTCAATAAACTTTTTTAGTGCAAGATTATCTATATAAAGAGTAGATATTTCTTTTACAAGCTTTGATGACTTCTTAGCCATAAAACTATATGCTATTAAAAACAAAAATGAAGTTGTTGCTAATGACACTATGAGTATCTCTTTTATCATTTTATAACCTCTCTAGTAACCATAACAATTGCCCCTTCCATTTCTAAAGCATTTTTAAGATTGACCACATACTGCAAAGCCTGTATTTTTTCATCATGTGACATTCTAATAAAACTTTTCTCATCTAATTTTACCGTAAGAAAGTGATCATTGTCAA